ATGAACAAACCTAACGCCAACAGTGTCGCCATAAAATTCACGAGTCTCATGAACGGTCGAGAATTTCAGAGAGTGCGAGTGACTTGGAGTGATTTGGTGTATATTCAAACAACTCCTGCTCAATGGAAACGTACCGTGAATAAATATATGGACCCCATCATGCGTAAAGAATTTGGTATCTCCATCAAGTATTATACATGGGATGAACTCGGTGAGATCACACTCTTAGATAGAAATGTGATCATGAATATCTCCTAGTTTAAAACAAGTCCAGATAAACTCTCAGTATATAATAAGATATCAATGAGATTAGGGGTCGTACGTCCAAATATGGCGTTAAGAAGACAACGAATGAAATTGTCTCATGAAGTAGTGCACAATTTGAAAGAGATAAGTAAGATATCTTCTGTCAAGCGGTGGGAATATGCAGGTGGTATCGAATACGATAATTTCAATTTTAGTACACCGACACGGATTACATCAAAAAAACGAAACACAGTCGACACGCGTGAAATTGAACAGGTGTGGTATTCGGAAATATCATATCATACACACCCGGGTGTTGGGTATCATGAGGAGTGTATAGGTGAAAAAACACCAATATATACAACCCTCCCCAGTAATGCAGATTTTGAAGTGTATATCAAGGGGTTTCCCAAAATGCAGGTAAATATAATTTGCGATTCACATGGATATTACATTGTCGACGTGTTAAAATCAGTATATAATAGAACAACACCTTTACCTGAGGCTGTTTATGAATATATGAGAAAGCTACGCAGTAGGCCATTCATGCGTATATGTGCATTTTCAGAGGATGGTGTTGAATATTTCCATACAACTCTACAAAATTGGAAAAGATACATGAATGAAGAAGTTAATCCGGAAATGATAGATCTCTTTGGGGTATCGATTCAGTATTATGGGTATGATGACGATCCACCAAATGTCACCATCTATCGGGGTATAGACGTAGTATAGAGTCCTCCAATTCATCCACCTCATACCAAGCCCAATGACACTCCGATGAATCCTTATCCATTTTACACATATCCTGTGCTTCTTTTATTGCTTCCGTGAAACGTAAACGAAGTCTCAGATTCTCCCTAATTGGACGCACCTCTACGATACTCGGTCGCTGGTACATAGCTTCAAGGACATTCTTACGAGTCTTTGCCAACTTTATCTTGTAGAGACTGTTTTCGGAAAAAGTTGCTATACATCTCATACTTTGATATGGTATTAAACTTTTAAGTATAAGGATATTTCCTCACCCATAAATTACAAATCCATTTTTCACCAGACTTTACAGGTTTCCCACCATGTAAAGCCTTGGATGTCATAAACTCGTAGTTGTCGAGTGTATCGAAGAATAGAGCATCACCCTTTTGAAGTTTATACTCTTTGTTCAAGTTTGGAAATATAGTTTCACCACCTTCGTAGTCATCATTGAGTGCCAAAATGAATGTGTACATTCTCATATTCTTTTCATTTTCAAATGCGTCTTGATGGGGTTTGTAAAATCCACCAGATTCGTACCGAAGTACCTGTAACTGTTCACAATTCGTGAATGGTCGATCTGTATTTGTGAGACACCTGTCCATAATATCTCGTACAATAGGATCATCACTTTTTAACCACGCCGTCTCACTTTTACGAACAGTTTCATCCACCTTCTTTTCAGTGGTCACCGATGATGTTCCCATATTATTTTTTGCTTTCTGTATGAGATAGTCACACTCATCCTCGGTCAAAAAATTATTGAACACTTGGGGTTTTCTATATCGAGGTAACATATAGATGACAAGAATTATTATGAACAATAGAAGTAACATCTTATTATACTCACACAAAAATATTTCGAGGAAGTCGACAATTGTATCGTTTACGAATTGAATCAAAAATTTCATTTCCATATTCCATAATCTTCTGTAAAAAGACAATGATCTCACCATGTCGTCCCGGTTCAATGACATACTGTCTAAGAAAATCTCCACCTGTATTGGCAATCATTTCATAAATATTCGAAAGGTCTCGAGTTTTTTCTATATACTTTTCTTGGCGTTGTAAATAATTTTTAAACGTGAATTCATTGACATCATTCAACATATAGGCAACGCGTAATTGAGTATTATCTATCGGTCTCGTATCCAGATACATAAGCTCCCGCTCTGTTTGATGTACGACCATGGCATATTGGAGTATCTCATTTGTGGCACCCATTTCTCGTAATTCCCTAAACGAAGGGACGCCACCACATGGAATATCTCCATGTTCCCGAGACATCATCGTTTTTTTCTTAAACTCTATGAAGTGTGGATTATGTATTCGACCAGTCTCAATCTCACCTGTTCGCCAATTGAAGGCTGTGTGACATGATATACACCACATCTGAGCACACCCACTCGTCTTATGAATGACTGTCCCACATTTGGGACACGATTTACTATCCTTATTGAGAAGTTTCATCGTTTTTACAGTTTCAGGGTTGCATTTGTGATCGGGTGCCAAAGGTTCATTACAATCTTTACAATATTTACATTCACATAAACCACAATACCATTCTTCATTCAGAAAACCTTTACATTCTTCTACTGGACATTGACGCACAAAACGTCTTGGTTCGGAATCCATAAATGCTCCACCAGTTCGTAATTGGTCTAGATGTCTATACGTATTCTCCATCTCTCGGTAAAGTACCTGGATATCATGGGGTATGGGACCATCTATTTCAAATACTCTGTATCTATTATGAAGTTCTATGAGTTTTTCCTTTTGTTGTCTGATGATAACCCGAATTCTACGCATTTGTATTACTCGTTCAACTTCAGGTTGTGTCTCTGGCATGAGAGACTTTTCTCTCTCAAATAGAACATTTTCTCGACGACGTTTTAGTTGGGTATTTCTAAAATGCTTCGTACAGAATGAATCCACAAATTCACGGTTCCAACGAGTCTTACACCCCATACAATGTGGGTCTTCAAAAGATTCTAGGATGTATCTTTGAGAACATGAACGACAACTTGTTAAATCACAAAAAGGACACTTAACTTCTTTGTGATTTATCCTGTTTAATTTCTCACAACATACATCACAACTTCCCATTAAATTAAAGGACGATTATTTCTTTAAATTACAATCTAATCTTGGCACGCTACAAATAGAGACAACTTTTCGCACGCGTCTGAAATCTTATTCTCGTATAACGTTTTCGCAAATAATAACACCAATTCCGCATCCTTGTATGACATGTACGAATGTCCGTACTTCTCATATATCTCTGCGATATTATCGAGGTTATTGTCACACCATTCCTTTACATCCACATCCCCATTAAGACCCTTATCGATGAAATCGGCAACATCGTCGCTGAGATGCATGTCGGTAGTCACGGTACAGTCGTCATATTCATTCATTTTTACTTACATTATTTCTTTTTTGTGGCTGACTTACGCTTCACTTGTTGCTTTTTTTGTGTAGATTTGACACTCTGTCCAGTAGTTTTGGCGAGTTTTTTGTTTGCCTTTCGTTCTTCAGCCTTCAGCTTACGCTTCGCCTCGGCAGCTTCGCCAGATTTTTTGATTCGATCTATGTTAGTCATCTTGACAGCCTTGGCCTTTACATCGAAAATTTTGGTAGCATTAGTAACCTTCTTGACATTCTCTTGCTTAGCAGGTGCCAGGTTCCTCGCCATCTTGACACGTTCGGGACCAGAAGCACGGGAAAGTTCCACCTTTTTCCCAGCTAACTTCACCGAGTTGACAAACCTCTTTTCCTTGTTTTTCTGGACAATGGCTCTAAACGAAGGCTTGTTAGGCTTGGGTGCATTTGGGGGTTTGGGGGTGAGAGCCTCACCATCGTTATTGTTTCCGAGTCTCAAACCACCATTGAAGCTATTCTCAAATAAGGGGTTGACTCTCACCTTACCACCCAAGGCCTTTGCGTTTTCGACAGAGTTATTCTTACGAACAGCACCCTCAATCCGACCCCTCAACTTGAATGCATTTTTCATATTCTTCATAGCGATGATATTCCTACTGAAGTTTGTAGTTGTTTTCTTGGCCAACTCAGTAAATTCTTTACGCTTTTTGTTCATAGCCATATTACGGTTCTTCTGTCCCCTGACAACAGCCTGGATCTTGGTAGCAGCCTCATCCTTCTTCTTCACCTGCTCAATGGCACCAGACACCAAAGACTTTGATGCATTAGCAATATTCTTGTTTTCATTGACTTGAATTTTACCAATGGCCCCCGCAACCAGAGACTTTGAAGCATTGGAAATATTTTGATTCACCTGTTTGTTCGCCGATGCACGAATCAAAGTGAGGTTTGCATTGGGTGCATTAATTCTCTTAACGTATCCACTTTTGTTTTCACGTGGAATATTCAGACCCTGAATATACTTTTTGAGGGTGTTTCTTTCACCCTTCTTTGAAAGGTTTGTCAACTGTTCTTCAAAAATCTTCCGCCTCTGACCCACGTTATTCTTGAGTTGCATGACCTTTTCGAGATGACCCCGCTTTTTTAATGGTCCAATCTTACTGGTCTGGATTTCTTTACGAAGTTCAATCTTTTTGTTCATCTGTTTTTCCAAGTTTGTGAGAGTTGCGTCATTCTTTGCATTCTTGATGGCAGGATCCCATTTACCGATTCGACCAGCGAAACGACCAACCTCGTTTTTGGCCTTCTTCATAAGACTGTTCTTTTTGGGTGCCATATTCAAATTGTTAATCGTAGCAGAAGCATTGAAGTTGTTCTCTTCTTTGGGTTTGGTTCTCTCATTTTTCACCTTTTTACCCTTGAGACGACCCTCACCCCTTTTACGAGCCTGGTTGAAAATCCCCCTGCGGGTAAAAGGGTTCTTCGTCGTGTTCCATTTATTCATGAATTCGGTGACATTAGCATTTGTGAGACCCTCAATCTGCTTGATTTTGAATTCCACACCATTGCGAATCTTCTTGTTCGTGTTTGCCTTATTGATTTCCTTACCCTTAATGTTCAGCTGTTCATTGAGTACAGCTGCAGCATTGAAGTTGGGTACGACATTGTTATTCATAATAGGTTTGACATTGTTGGGCACGATCTCGTTCTTTTTATTGTTAGGGACGATCTTGTTGTTGGGCACATTGGGCTTGTTGGGCACGATCTCGTTCTTTTTATCGTTAGGGACGATCTTGTTGTTGGGCACATTG